ACTTAATTTGATTGCTAGTATCGATAACACCATTACATTGATATCGGTCTTGCGTGCCGCCAGCATCTATTGAAACTTGCTCATCACATAAATCAGCCGCAGCTTCGATAGCAGTAGAATCGATGTTTAGATTGCTTTCGCCCAATCCATAATCTTGATCCAGTAGATAATCTCGCACACATAGCGCAGGGTTTGTGCTAAACCCGGTCACATTAGTGCGCGGGTCAAATACTCTCTTGCCCTTAATCACCGCTGTAATATTTGGGACACCCTGTGGAAACTTGTCCTGATTCCACTCGAGCTTAAATGCAATGTATGCAATGCCACTTAACTTGTGATCCGATGTCCATTGACTAACTGGTGTTAAAAGGCTTGAGGCGCTCTGCGCTGCCGTTCCAAGCTTTGTTGTGTCCATCGTGACATAAGTACCCCAATCACTTTGGAATCCACCCGTTCTCGTCCATATCTTATTGTCGTTAAACCACACTTCTTCATATGAATTGATGTAATGCGAGGCAAAAACGACAGCCAGGTGCAAATATTTATTGTCAGTACCAGAGTGCGCGATGAAGACAACATTACCACCAACACGAACTTGTCCGTATATTAGTTTTCGTGGTCCGGCAGGGTCTCTGCTTGTTACTGTCGTGCCTCGCATTTGCTCGCCTAAATCGGGAACAGGCATAAGCGCACGCGCAACCATTGATATACCTGCGCCAATAGCAAATGCCGTAGCGAATGCGGCAAGGCCGAAGGCTGCTCCTGTCGCTAAAGCAGCTACAGCGGCTCCACCGGCAGTTACTAATCCAACAATAGCGCTAACGGCCATGACTTACCTCAGACACTTAGAATAGATGCGCTCGATACAATCAAATCCGAGTCGCTCTAGGATGACATCAAATGGCTGATGAATCTTGGTATTGATAAGTATCTTGGATACGCCTTCAGCCTCAAGACACTTGATAGCGTATTTAATAAGCTTGACGCCGGCCATGCCCTCTCGAGCACTTTTACGCAGGAATATAATGTCGTTGTTAGCAAAGGTATGGTCTTTATAGTGCAGAGATTTACTGACTAACACTACGAAGTAGCCCACCAACTGCCCTTCGTCTCTAGCAGTGTAGACACGCAAAGAGCCGATATAGTCATAAGCTGCATAGGCATCCCAATCAGGATTTAGCTTAATAACATCCTTGTTTAAAGCTATCTCCTTCCAATGCTCTTCAATGAGCGGCAGGATATCTTCTTTGACGTTAGCCAGGTTTTCGTGAGCAAATATCATTATCTGTGATCTCCACCATGACGCTCGTCATTATCTCCGCCGCCTCCGCCGCCTCCGCCTGCTGCCGCTTGTGTCCGACCCCAAACGATTTCTTTCTCTGCTATCTCAGCAACAAACTCCAATCCTTTATCCGTGGGATAGTCTATCTTCTGGTCTTCCGCGGTGTATCGACGAATACGGTTTCGTTGAAACTCAATCAAACGATTCTCTACTGTCACAGTAATAGTTGCTGTATCGGCAGTATCTTGAATGGTCATGGTGTCCATGAATCCACTAAAAATTATCACGGGATTAGATATGACGCTATTAGTAGAGTCCATTGCCCCAAGTAAAACTTTTAGCTCTCTGCCTTGATATTTTTCATCTCTTGCTTTCGATACAAGAGGCTCAGTGACACCAGACAGCTTGACGTTCATGCCGTTTGCCGACAGATCCGCAGACTCACTTACTTTCCCAATTTCCAATAATGTGCCAGCGCCAACATAGTCAACACCGCTAACAGTTAAGTCGCCGATACCATTCCATAAATTGAGAGCGCCACTATCAAAGTCACACTGAACCAAAACAATAGGACGTACCACTTCGGCAGTGGCAACAGCTTGCATCGCACTGGTAAGAGTCCTGCTCATATCGCCTCAACACACGCAAAGGTAAATCCGTAAATTCCAGCCCGATTGATATTCCAATCGATATCATTAGACGCTAAACGCCACTCGCCTTTAGGCAAAGTGAAATCGAGAGCCGTGGAAGATGATATAGCTGTACGAAGAGGCGGCATGATATCCAGGGTACTTGCGTTCTCTGCAGTTAAGATATACAGCGCGCCACCAACCTCAAAGTAATCACCAACTTCTACATGACTGCTGACAGTCCCGGTTACGTTAGTAGCTCCTTGAGCGCCACTAGTAATTGAGCCAGTTGCACCAGTCACATTATGCAAAGGATTGCCAAGCGTGAATGTTTTAGCCTGGCCTCTAAGCTGAGCGAAGAATGCCTCTGCTGCTTTCGCCTCGGAGCGCTTAAGTGGAGGCAAGGTTATTTCTGCCTCCCAACGCACGCCTTGGTGCTCATATGTTTGCTGGTCAAAGGTGAAAGGAGACGTGCTAATAGCCGTTGCAGACCTAAGTCTCATCGTCATCTTTTGAAAGCCAATGTTGGGGAAGTCAAAGTCAGCCATTACACGCCCATTGATGTTCCATAACTACCGCCACGCATTCTAGAGTCAGCCACTGCCGCTTTTGCTGCTTCACTAATTTGTGGTAGCAGGTTAGCTATCTCAGCGCGTACTGTCTGCTGTATGCCGGTAGTTACATTTATTGTTTGATTGACCACGACAGGCTGCATACCGCCTCCCTCATGGTCAACAACTGTTTCATTCGGGTGCAGAATAGCTGGGAAGCCGCCGCGCCCGTCAATGCCGCCAGAACGCGAACCACGGCCTGTAAAGCCGCCGCCCTCAAATGACATGGCAGTTTGTGCCGCAATCAAGCCAACAGATGCATATCCCAAGCCGCGTATTACTTTGGCATAGCCAACACCAGCAACCGGACCTAAACCGACAGGAGGTGGAGCTAACGCTGCCGTTGCGGCCATCTCCGTATTAATAAGTGTCGTAGCGATTGCAATAGCTTGTTGTGCTGCGAATACCGCTTTATACGCACTTGACTCTTTACTCATGTTTGACAGCAAGCCAGAAGTGAGTGCTTGTGCTGAAGAAAGCACCTGAGCATTTAGGTTGATTTTTGCAGTAGCCATGTCCTTATTGAACTTGTCTTCACGCGCCATCACATCAAACATATGATCCATGTTTGCTTGACGCATTTCTCTCTGAGAGGCTAACAGCTCCTCTTCTCTTGCAAGGCTTGCTTCAAAGTCATCTAATAGACCTTCACGTGTTTCTCTAGCACGCTCTCGATTTTGCTGCTCTATGTCTGCTATTGCTTTTTCTCTAGCGAGTCGCTCTTGACGTAAAGCTTCACTGTGAGCAACTTGTGCTGCGTATTCTTGTTCATGGAATCGACTAAGTGCAGCTTGCCTTTGCGCTTCGTTAGCAGCTATTGCATTGTTTAGCCTGTCTCCCTCTATACCGGCAATACCAGCGGTTTCTCTGATTTGCTCTTCAATCCTATCGAAGTCAGAGTTAATCTTTTTGACACCGTCCAAGAATGAGCGCTCAATGCCCAAAAACTTGTTTGCGGCCTCTTCAGCATCAGATGTGTCTATCTCGGGCGTGACTTGGTCGAATTGGAACGCCTCACCGAAAATAGTTCCCTCAAACATTTCTTTGAATGCAGCAAAAAAGTCTTCTTTAGGGAAGTTAAATACAGTTGCGCCAAGATTCTCGATTCCTTGCTTGAGCATACGAATCTTGCCTTCAGCGATAACAGCTTCCATGCCAGCAGAATTAATTCGGTCCCGCAGCGCTTGCTTTTCATCGGCACTGAGCGTATCGCTCATTTGTTCAAGCTGCGTTTGAGCCATGAAGGCCGTCTTACCCGCAGTATCCATTTCTTCAATAAGCGAGAATAAGTCGTCCCGCATATTGTTGATTTCTTGCTGCTGCATCACTGCAGTCATTCGCTGCAAGGCCGCAGTCGCCTCGTCCGATTCAGGCGTAAAATCTTCTATCTGACTGCGTAACTCTGCGAGCTCGTTATTAGTAACCTCGAAGTTTTTGAAGGCAGTAAACGCGGCTGCACCAACAGCCAATAAAGCACCTAATGCTGCACCGCCAGGACCAAACAAAGACACAATCTGAGAACCCTGCTGGCCGAACACAATCATTGCGTCCGTTCCGGTCTGAAGCTGCACCGCAACGTCCTGTATCTGATGGCCTACCTGACCAAAACCGCCGCGCATAAAACGAAGTTGCTGCTTCATTCTCTGCATCAGTGGGAGAGACCTGTTCATCGCAGCCATCTTGGACCGCAAAGCCATCACTTCATCTATCTGTGCTTGTGTCGCACCATCGAGCGCCAGCTTGTAAGCCAGGATTTGGTCATCGGATTTACCAAACAAATCAATCTCTTGCCGTAGCTTTTGTATCATCTGCTCTGCAGAATTGACTTGGTTTACAGTGGCTGTCGATGCCTGCTTCTTAGCATTAATCTCGGCTTGCGTAGCCTGGATGGCTGCTAGCTGTTCTGCGGTAGCGCCCTTCTGTACTGCCTTATGAATTGCCAACTCAGACGAAGACATACCGATAGTTGCCGCCTGTTCCTTCATGGCAGCAATCATTTTATCGACTTCGTTTATAGATTCAGTCCGGGCAGACTTGGCATCCATAATCGCTTGACGCTCCTTTTGGAGCGCCATCACTTGTGCGATTACTTCATCTTTTGCGTCGGCTCGTTTGAGCGTCTCGATGGCTATCTGGTCAGCGCTTTTACCTGCTTCTCGAGTCAGCTTCTTCTGCTGTTCGATAACACGCTGTATAGCCCTTTCGTTCTTCTTGAGGTTGCGGTTCGCAGAACTAAAGCCCGCAGCAGTGTCATCATCTACTACGAACTTTAGTACGTTGACTACGTCTTGACTCATGCTGCTTCTGCCTCTCTGCCTTTACCCTATAGAACGTCAACCAATGGTTGAATTCGGAGACAGTCATCTCAAGAATCGTACTGAGTGGTTGACCAAGGCGTTCCGCAAGCTCGAACATCATATAAGCTTCGGTCACATTGCCTTGGTCATCTATCAGTTTTTTTCGCGTTCCTCTTCGGTTTCTTCACCGATATCTAAAACGAACGTAGCGATGCGACTAACAAGGTCAGGGTCAACATTGTTCATCAGGGCAGACTTATCGCCAATGTCAAAAACGGGCTCACCCTCTGCATCGGTCGTTCCAAGTATGACGGCGTAAACCATGTAGCTCCAGTTATCGCCGTCCGCTCGCTTCATCCACTTCGACTTATCAGCAAGACTGAGGTTCTTAGAGTAGAGCGTTGTATCCCACTCTGGTACCTCAACCTGTCGGACTTCTTTGCTGTTGAAGTGGCTTACCGCAACATCAATCAGCTTCATATTAAGACGCCGCGTCTTCTGTTAATGGTCCGTTACCATCGCCAGAGAATGATATCTCTACAAGGCCGTCAAATGACGCTGAGCGGCTAATTGAAGTGATAACAAGCTGACCGTAGTAATATTTATTACCAGTCGTGTTGCCTTCTGGATACAGCTTGACAGCAACCTCTGAACCTTCGTCCATAGCAAGCTGGCCGTTTGTATCGCTTGAATCGTAATAGCAGTTAATTGAAGCAGTCCATGACTTTTGAGTGGCCTTCTTGACCATCCAATCGCCAGTAGATCCCATGACAGTTGCATCGACTGTTTCTGCAGTAGTTTCCACAGAAAAGTCGCGTACCTCTGCTACCGCGTTGGTGCCGATGTATACGGCTCCTTCTTTACCTAGAAATGTTGACATTGAAGTTTCCTCTTAACGAGCGAGCGCAAAGCTCAAGTTTACCTTAAAAAAAATACCTTGACTAACCTTCCGGGCTACCCTCAACCGCGGAATACCTAATCTCTACGGTAAGTTTACCCATAATTACCGGCTGTTCTACATCGCCGGAAAAAGTACTGTCAAACGACAATACTCTCGTATCTTTAGCCAAACCGCCACGACTCAAGTCCGTATACAGCTTTTCTTCTGCATCCGCGGCAATCTGATCCAAGCGCTCATCATACTCGTCAATCATCTGAACATATATCTCTATTGACGCAGTAATTACTTTGTCCAGGGTACGTGGCGGGCTAATAGACAAATAGCCAGATGTCTCGCTGGGCGTGTAGACACAGATGCCCGGTAGCGTATCCATATTCATGGGATAGATTCGACTATCAAACACCTTTTGGTCGGTGTGAGTCATGCCCTTGAGAGTCGTCACAAGATTCTGACGTATGCGAGTGCGTATGTGACTCATTGCTCTTCCAGTTGCAATTCAGTAATACCAGTGCCATCAGGCATCTTGGCTCGAATCTTATATTCCTTTAGTACACCTTCAACCGTAAGAGTGACCTTATCACCTTCAACGATTTCATCAACGTCACTCGCCCTACACGTTAAGCGAGGCTGTTGAACAGAAAAGGCGACAGAGCCGCCTACTTCCTCAAACATATGTTGGGCGTCAAAAATCGCAGTGAATGTCGTTGACGCACCGAACTGTGGTTTAAACGTAATGCTCTGACCAAAGTCAGCTAGCATAGTGGAACGGAATACATCCGTTTCTACAGCCATTATTCAGCCTCGGGCTCCGCCTCTTTCTTGGCTGGACGGCGGCGCTTCTTAGGTGCTTCTTCAGAATCTTTCGCACCGATAGCACGGTTTTTTAACTCAGGCTCATGGTGCGGCGATAACCGGCCGATAGCCATCAAGTCTTTAGCAAGCTGCTCACTCAAGTCAGAGACAACATCTCCAACCTTATGACGTGCGCCTTTGATTACACAATCACGTATTACTTCGTATTTCATAAAACCTCCTAAAAGGAAACCCGCCCCGAAGGGCGGGTAATACTACTTACTGGTCGTCGTTACCGAGACAGAAGCTAACAGCGTTACGTACAGCAACGTCGATAGTCTGGAACGCTACGATGCGAACAGAGCCTGTAGTTGACAGGCTGTATGGATCAACAGTGATGTCTACACCGGCTCCCCACATACCGACAAGCAAATCGCTGAAGTTACCGAAGAACATATCACCAGCAGTACACTGGTTAGATACGATTGCACGGTATCCATTGATTGTGCCGCCAGGCTCAACAACGAACTGAGCAGTGTTAGTCGCTTTCTCAGTTGTCTTCAAGCCGCCGAACATTGCTGCTGGCAGGATGTAAGCAAGGTTACCAACGAGTGCGTTATCTTCCGCAACCGCAGTTTCCATGTCTACGACCTTAGCGTATGAAGGTACAAGGATAGGTGAAGTACCGAAGTCAACAGTGTTGATTCCAGATGTGTTTTTGATGCCTGTAGGCTGACCAGAAGCGCCAGAACCCTGCAGAGCAGCCAAGTCAATAGCAAGAGCCAGAGACTGTGCTAGGTCATCACGTACGAGTGCTTCGGCATCCAAGGATGACTGCTGTCGCAATTGACGTGTGATGTCGGTGAAGGCTGCGAGTTGCCTGGGTACAAGAGACACAGAAGTGGTTGTCATCTCTGACTCAGTAGCCGCGCCACCTTCGGTAGCAATCCATGCCG